CTTGTCCCACTTGACATATTTTCCACAACGGACAATTTGGACGATATAAGATCGACTTTCGACTCGCGATTCATAACGAAGGGTTTTTCGGAGCTTCACGTAGTCTTGAGGTATTTGTTGTATCGACGTAAGGATATGAGGACTGTATTTAGTTATAGTTGTAAGCTAAGAGGTTGTAATCATGAGACCTGCGAATCTGACTTGTATGTGACTCATCCCAATATGGATAAGCCGTTACCACATACAATCTCAAGATATAAGGATGGAGTGAAACAAAGCAGAGAGGCCATGGCACGTCAATGGTCTCAATACATAGTTTTGAACTACGCAATGGATGATGGACAAGTAGTTGATACTTTATTTGAGAATGAGGCAGCATACACGCATGGGATGATAGCTCAGCTTAAATCTCTGATGACAGGGACGGTACGGGCTCCATTTCATGTGAATAAAAATTTGTTACAAGCAAAGCGTGTTAATGTAGACTCCTTTCGCCAGATCATAAAGAGATTAGATGAGTGGTACTGGGCCCAAGTCATTCCTGGCTTTGATATTTCAAAGTATCATTGTAACACCCCACAGGATGATATACAGGTAGTTCAAGAGAAGAACAGGACTCCGCCTTCGTTAGTATGTATTTTGGCATCCCGTTTGTCGTGGTTTAATTTTGTTTACGGATCATATTATCAGCATAATTATTGGTGTGATACACAAGAACACCTTGATGTATATGACGCAAAGAAGTTTTACGACGATTTTCAGCATCACACAGTACGGCGAGGAGTAGATCATGATTACCTGATGCAGTTGCTTCCGCGAGCTCTTGATATGACATACGACTATTTGGAAACTAAGGATTTTATAGGGAAATTACAGTTTAAGTATCAGCTACCTCGTATTTTGGCGGAGATGAACATAGTGAGCTCTGCAGGTATTAGACCCGGGCCTGTTTCTCAGCGTTTAGGAGAAGTAGATGGAAATCCCATTATTGGAACTGTTCTAGGATCTAAGGCGATACAGTTAGCGCTGGCAGCAAAAGAGCACCAAGCTTGGGTGAGGTACACGCTGGAAGGTCAGATAATACCTCTCGAGAACTATAATACGATACAGCTAAAGTTCGAACGCAAAATGGCTTATGCAGGTAATTTAGTCAAATTGCGAAAGCTAAGACGTAAGAAACGAGAGTTTTATATGCCAGGCCCCAAGCATTGTATTCATTCCTTATGGTGTTCGAAAGAGCGGATGTTATTAGAGCGTGGTAAGGTTATTAATATAGGTAGGAATTGGTGGCATGGCGGAGCTTTGCAGATGGCCCAGATGCTTAATTATGATGTTCCTGGTATGATGTGGTTTGAAGCCGATCATGATCAATATGATAAGCACATTAATGATTGGCTTCTTCAGCTTTATGTTATTACAGGAATGCATTATTATGATCTAGATCGTTTATCGGAAGAGGAACGGTTCCTCTTCTTCCGAGCCTTTGCTGAGTTGCGTTTTAATATTACATGTAAGATGACGTCCCACTTAATGAAAGATGTGTGGTCAATAGTAGAGGGTACATTGTACTCGGGGGGTCCCGAAACATCCCCTGCAGGCTCTTGGGTAAATTTAATGATGTTCTCGTTGTTCTTGGTCCATGTAATGACGGAACGTCCAGCACTTGCTCAACCTCTGCGTATGGCGATAAAGTCGCGCCTCATCTTCATCGTGATCTACGGGGACGATCATTTATACAGTGCGCCGGGGAAGTTGGCCCCCTATGTAGGTATAGACGCGTTTTCGGTTTTTTTGGAGAAATATTTTGGGGCGATTCTCCGTGACCAAATGTCGCACATGAAGTTCTTTACAGAACTTGATGCATTTGGCGGGATGACCCATATAGGTCCCAAGTTCCTAAAGCGTCACTTCATTCGGGGCCGCCCGGGCGAACTAGCAGTCCTTCCCTTTAAACCTCTACAAGAAACTATGCCTCGTCTTTTAGCACCAAAATCGTCTTATGCTATAGATGCGATCTTGTCGTCTATAGGGCAGGCGTGGGATACAC